GTATTTCCGCAATCAACACTTTAGAAAATATGTATGTCGGTATGTTGCAGTTCACTGCTGGTGTAGCCAAGACCGTTCGTATTCTTGCCGATGGTATCGCTCTTGGTGCGGTAGCTGCTAAGAACCCACTGCTTGCCGCTCAAGCCCTTGCCGCAGCCATCGCTGCTTCAAACATCCAAAAAAATGCAGAGGAAGCGATTGAGGGTGCTGGAGCAATGTTTGACAGGTTCCGCATCAGAGTAGGCAATGCTGCTCTGGCATTGAACGCATTCAAGAACATCAACCCTGTAGTCGATTCATTTGACAAGGTTGGAAACAAAGTGTTGAAGGTTGTTGTTCCGGCAATGACTGAGGCTGAGACGGCTGCTGCTGCGTTGGCTGCTCAGGTGGCTGGTGTGACTGGCAGTGGTGGGGGTGGTGTGGCTAAGGCTGTGAAGACCGCTACCGAAAAGTTGAAGATTTACACGGATGCGTTGAAGTCAACCAACTCTGCGCAGAAGGCATTTGATCGATCACAGAAGGATTCAATCAGGGCTGGTAAGTCATTGACCGAGGCGAACACTAATTTGGCAGACGCGCAGACTGCGTTCAATCAGGCTGTGGCTGGGTATGGTGCTGATTCACCAGAAGCTAAGAAGGCTGCAAGAGAATTGGCTGCTGCTCAACGTGATCTTGAACGTGCTGGTTACAACGTGGAAGGTTCGTTGTTTGCGATCAAGGAGGCTGAGGCTGAATTGAAGAAGGTTCGTGCCGATAAAGAATCAACACCCCAGATGATTCGAGAGGCTGAGATTGCGTTGGCTGAGGCGAAGTTATCGAGTGCTGATGCGATTGATCAACAGACTGAGGCGACTGAAGGTTTGACTAAGGCGACTGGTTTGTTGAATGATGCGATCTTTGGTGCTTCTATTGGTTCTGATATATATAAGAAGTTGTCGGATGAGTTGACTTCTGCGAAGGAGAGGCAGGCTAGTGCGTCTGATGCTGTGGCTGATGCGATTGAGCGTGAGGCTGAAGCATTGGAGAGGTACAACGAGGCGTTTGATAAGACTGGTCAGTTGGCATTGCAGTATCCAAAGATTGCTGCTGCTAATCCGATGGGGGCTTATGCCGGTGCTATCCCTGCAACGGTGACAGGTAATTCTGGGATAAACTTTGGTGGTCGTCCTGAGCAGGGTGGGGGTGGGATGGTGATCAATGTGAATGCTGGTTTGGTGGCTACGCCTTCAGATGTTGCTGATCAGATCGCTGATCTGTTGACTCGACGTGGGAGATTGAATGGCGGCAATGCGTTCTTCGCAGGTAACTAATGGCTAAGGCTGCGAAGTGGGGTTCCACATACAAGGTGTTGTTGGATGTTGGCTTCTTAGCTGATGCGTTCACATTGGATACGAGCGTCTTGAACGGTACCGATGTGTTGGATGGTTCAACAGACTTTGTTGACATCACCGAGTATGTGACGAACATCAGTATCAATCGTGGTCGTGCAACCCAACTTGATTCGTTCCCTTCATCGTCTTGCACAATCACTGCTGATGATCGTGCAGCTGAACGATACTTTGATCCATTGAACACAGACTCCGAATGGTATTCGGGTGGCACTGTTGGTATCGCACCACGTCGAGCGTTTGAGGTGTACGGCGGTACAGCCGGAACGACAGCAATGTTCACAGGGTTTGTGTTCGACTTGAACATTGACTATGCCGAACCGAACCTGTCCACAGCAACAATCGTTGCCACCGACGCACTCGGCCAACTTGGTCAAACCGTCTTGACCGCATTCAACCCATCATCACAACTCACCTCTGCGCGTGTGTCAGCAATCTTGGATCGTCCTGAAGTGTCGTTCTCGACTGCGTTGCGAAACATTGAGACTGGGGTTGCGACGTGTGGAACGGTTGCGTATGAGGATGCAACGAACGCACTCCAGGCGTTGCAGGATGTGGCGACGGCTGAGGGTGGGCGTTTGTTTGTTGATCGTTCTGGGATGGTGTCGTTTGATGCTCGGATTGAGTCTTCGTTTGGTACGGCTGTGGCTTCGTTTGGTGGTACGGCTGGTGTTCCGATTCAGTCGTTGTCGAATGTGTATGGGGCTGAGACGGTCATCAATAGGGTGGCTGTGCAGATTGAGGGTGGTACGGCTTCAAGCATTGCTTCTGGTACAGCGTCACAGGCTGAGTATGGGATCAAGGCGTTGTCGTTGACTGGGGTTCCGTTGGCCACTGATGCTGCTGGGTCTGCGTTGGCGTTGTCGTTGTTGACACGGTTTGAGGAACCTGTGGTGAGGTTCTCGGAGATGGATGTGTTGTTGAATGCGTTGACTACAGCACAACAAGCACAGATGGCAGGGCTAGAGATTGGTGACATCCTTGAAGTGACTAAGACATTCTCGACTGGCACACCGGCAACCGTGACACAGAACGTGGTCGTCGAATCCATTCGCCACACAGTCAACCCGTCAACACATCGCGTCACCATCGGAATGGGTCAAGTCCAACTTGTACTACCATTCATCCTGGACACCTCAGCCCTCGACGACACCGACTTCGCACTACAATAGGAGCATTATGGCAACACCATTTCCATTCTCTAGTGGCAACACCCTCCTGGCATCACAACTCAATGCCATCACAACTTTGCCTATCAACGACCAGACGGCCTCATACGTCGCGCTCGTTGGTGATGTCGGCAAACGCATCGTGATGAACGTAGCGTCAGCAAACACAGTCACAATCAACAACTCAGTCTTCGCAGCAGGTGACACAATCTTCATCGCCAATAAAGGTGCAGGTTCAACAACTGTGACTGCTGGTGCAGGCGTAACAATCAATACATCAAGTTCGTTAGCATTGGCGCAACACGGAGGTGGAACGCTAGTCGCGTTATCAGCGTCAGTCTTCACTTTTTTTAGCCAACAGACCGCCACATACGGCACTGCCACAGGAGGCTCATCGTCAAGCATTACGGTTGGCGGCATAAATTACACACTGCTTACCTTTACTTCGTCAGGAACTTTGACCGTAACTAAATCAGGTTTGTTTGATGTGCTTCTTGTTGGCGGTGGTGGCGGTGGTTGGGTGGTAACCAATTATGGCCCAGGCGGTGGTGGTGGTGGTTTGATGCAGCAAACTATTTTTTTATCAGCCGATGGAACAATTACGATCGGTGCTGGTGGAACGAACACCGTGTCTCCAACTAATGGCGGTGACACTTCTTTGACATCTACAGGTATCGCTTTAGCTGCTTATGGTGGTGGCGCAGCTGATACATCAGCAGATTTTGGAAAAACTGGTGCTTCTACTGCTGGCGGTCGTGGTAGCAGTTCGACCACACCATTGGCAGGCTATACCTTGCAAGGCAATAGGGGTGGTGCAGGTGCTGGCAATAGCACCGCTGCTGGTGGTGGTGGTGGTAATGGAGCCATAGGTGGCACTGGTTCAGGTACGACTGGCGGTGCTGGCGGTGCTGGTTTTGATGTCGGCGCGTTTATTAGCGGTTCAACTTTCAAGGCTGGTGGCGGTGGCGGTGCAGGTTCTGGTGCTGGTGGTGCTGGTGGTTCATCAGTTGGCGGTGCTGGAGGCACTTCTTCAACGAACGGTGCTTCTGCTGCTGCAAACACTGGTAGTGGTGGTGGTGGTTCACTCAACCCTCAAACTTCTGGTTTAGGTGGTTCGGGAATTATTTATGTCAGGTTCAAGGTCTAACATGGCTCACTTTGCAAAGGTAGAAAACAACATTGTTCACCAAGTAATTGTTGTGTCAAACTCCGATTGTGCTGGTGGTGAGTTTCCTGCAAGCGAACCTATCGGTCAAGTTTTTATCGCATCACTCAACCTTGACGGTGAGTGGCTACAGACTTCATACAACGCAAACTTTCGTGGCACTTACGCTGGTATCGGCTACACATGGGATGGCACAAACTTTGTTGCTCCAGTAGTTGAGCCTGAGTGATGTGTTTCGTTCGCGTTGGCTGATTGTTGCTCCTGCGCTTCTAGCCTCAATCTTTAGTTTCATTCCGTCAGCGTCAGCTGATCCGGCACCAGGGTTGTTCACGTCGTATTACACGATTGACTCTGTACCACCAACACGATCTGACAGTGTGTATCCATTGTGTGGTTCTGAGGTTGAGAACAACATCAATCGCAACTACAACGGTGAGCCGTATCTAGATTGCACACTCGACTTGTTCATGGTTCACATGACTGGGTTCATCACGATCCCTGAACACAACACGATTGAGTTCTGGTTGGCTTCCGATGATGGTGGCCGAATCAACATTGGTGGCAATGAATGGGGCAACTGGGGCGACCAGCATTGTTATTGGATGGAGTCTGGGCAGATAGACATTAGTGCAGGCAGTGCCAACCTGAATCTGTTCATGTACGAGCATGGCGGATCGTCCTGTCTGATGCTTGCGTGGAATATCAACGGTCAAGGTTTTGAGATAGTTCCGGATGGTGCGTTCACCACCAACGGTGAATCAACCACTACCACCACTAGCACTACCACGACTACGACAACTATCCCTCAGACAACGACAACTATCCCTCAGACAACTACAACTATCCCTCAGACAACTACGACTTCTACAACTACAACTTCAACGGTTCCACCAACGACAACTACTTCTTCGACGACCACAACTTCAACAACAAGTACAACATCGACACAGCCACCACCACCTGAAACGGTGCCTCCACCACCCACAACAATGCCAG